TATAAATACATTTGTAATAGATAGTGTTGTACTAAGAGAAAAATCACAATACAGATTATTTTATACAAATACAAGTTTAGAACAAACACAACAAAAAGGAATTATAGGAACATTAAGACCAAACGGGTTTCAATGGTCAGAGACAAGAAGTTTAGAAGTTACTGCAATAGGTTCTGGATTTGATAGTAATAATGTAGAACAATATTATCATGGAGATACAGAGGGTTTTGTTTATCAACATGATACAGGAAATAGTTTTAATGGTAGTAATATATTAGCTAGGTTTGAAACACCTAACTATGATTATGGTGATTTAGGAACATTAAAGACTTTACACTATGTAAGAGTTTCAGCAAGTTCAGAAGGTATTGTTGAACCAGACTTACAAGTAAGATTTGATTATGGTAATACAGATATACCACAACCACCAGATTTATTTGATATAGGAGTTATTAATCCACCTTCAAAGTTTGCAGATGCATTGTTTAATACTAATGTATTTGGTGGAGGAGATAATCCTTTAATAAGAGTTCCATTACAAGGAAGTGGAACAAGTAACAATTTTACAATTATAAGTGATGACACAAAAGCCCCTTATACTATAAATGGTTTTTATGTAGATTACATACCTTCAGGCAGGAGATAAGATATGGCATTAACAAAAGTAACTTCAGCATTAACTAATTTAGATGGTGGTATTACTATTGATAACATTACAATAGATGGAACTGAAATAGATTTAAGTTCAGGTGATTTAACTATAGATGTAGCAGGAGATATTATTCTTGATGCAGCAGGAGATAATTGGTTATTTAATAAAAGTGGTACAACTCTTTTAAACATACAAAAAGATGGAGATAATGTAGAGTTTATAAGTAGTATTTCTGATGGAGATATAAAATTTAGAGGAAATGATGGTGGTTCTACTATAACTGCCCTCACCCTTGATATGTCAGATGCAGGTAAGGCTTTTTTTAATGCAGGAATAGCTGCAAACGATACAAGTTTTATTACACATGTACATAGCAATCATACTAACGGATTGTTTATAATAAACTCACAAGCTGGTGGTTATGGTTCTGCATTAACTTTCCAATCTGAAAGGTCTGATAATAATGTCATAGTAACAGCAGCAAGAATAAGAACCGAGGGTGCAGAAGCTTGGAATGCTGATGATGCAGTTAGTAGTGTATTAATATTTGAAAGTGTACAAGATAACTCATTAAATGAAAGAATGAGGTTTACCAGTGGTGGTAACTTACTTTTTGCTACTACATCAAGTCCTGCAACAGCAGGTGGTGAGGGAGCTGTTTTAGAATCAGTTTCTAATGGAGCTAGATTAAACATAGCAAGGTCAGCAAATGCAATTTTAATAGGGTTTTACAATCAAAATGGTGAGGTTGGTAATATTTCAACTTCTGGTTCAGCAACAGCTTATAACACATCTTCAGATGCAAGACTTAAGGATATAACAGGAGAAGCAAGAGGTTTAGAAGTAATAAATCAACTTAACCCAGTAGCTTACAACTGGAAAGCAGATGGTAAATCTGATGAAGGTCTTATAGCACAAGAGGTTATGAATATAGTTCCAAACGCTGTAAGCCAAAATGAAGATGATAAATACTATCAAATGGACTACAGTAAATTAGTAACACCTCTTATAAAAGCTATACAAGAACAACAAGAACAAATTGATGCCTTACAATCTGAAATTAATATTTTAAAAGGAGAATAATATGGCAATAGGATATACTTGGGATTGTAAAACTTGTGATACATATCCTACAAAAAGTGGTAAATCAAATGTGGTTTATAATGTACATTGGAGATTAACTGCTACAGACGACACTAATAAAGACAGCGATGGTAATAATTGGACAGCATCTTGTTATGGTGCACAAACATTAGATACATCTGATTTATCTAGTTTTAAAAATTGGTCTAGTCTTACTAATAACGATGTACAAAGTTGGGTAGAAACTGCATTAGGTAGCGATACAGTAACTAATATGAAAGCATCATTAGATGCAAATATAGCTAAAAAAATTACACCAACTTCTGTACAAAAAACATTGAGTTCTTAATATGGCTACGCAAGAACCAGTAGTAATGATTGATGACAAAGAAATTAAAGTGGAGTCGCAAGTAAAACATAACAAAAAAATGGAGAGTAAATAATGGCAGGATATACAAGACAAAGTTCTTTTGCAGATGGAGATACAATTACTGCTGCATTATTCAATAACGAATATAATCAGTTAGTAAATGCATTTCACAATTCAACAGGACACACACATGATGGCACAGCAGCCTCTGGTCCTGTTATAGGATTAATAGGAGATGCAGGAGAAACTTCTCCAAACAATAAAGTATTAATAGATACTACAAATAATCATATAGAATTTTATGTAGAAGTATCTTCTAATCCAGTACAACAAATATACATAGGCGATGGTGTTATAGCTCCTGTAACAGATAGTGATGTAGATATAGGTACAACAAGTTTAAGATTTAAAGATGCATTTATAGATTCTATAACTACTACAGGTAATGTAGCAGTAGGTGGTAATCTAACAGTAACAGGTACTACAACATTTAATGGTGGTACTATTACTATGGGTGATGCAGCTACTGACAATGTAGTCTTTGGAGCTGATGTAGATTCTAACATTATTCCAGATGATGATAACACATATGACTTAGGTAGTTCTTCACAACAATGGAAAGATATTTATATTGATGGTGTAGCTTACTTAGATGCAATAGATTTTAATGGAACAACAATTACAGCTACTGCTGCTGAACTAAACATTTTAGATGGAGTAACATCTACAGCAACAGCACTGAATTTATTAGATGGTGTTACAGCAACTACAACAGAACTTAATTATGTAGATGTAGCTACAGCAGGAACTGTAGAAGCTTCAAAAGCTGTAGTAGTAGATAGTAATAAAGATTTTACTGGTGCAAGAAACATAACAATAACAGGTGAAATTGATGCAGCTACACTAGACATATCAGGTAATGCAGATATAGATGGTACACTTGAAACAGATGCTTTATCTATAAATGGTACAACAGTTACAAGTACTGCAGCAGAGTTAAACATTCTTGATGGAGTTACTTCAACTGCAACAGAGCTTAATTTACTTGATGGTGTTACAGCAACTACAGCCGAGTTAAATATTTTAGATGGTGTTACTTCTACTGCTACTGAATTAAATTTATTAGATGGTGTAACTTCTACTACAGCAGAACTTAATATACTTGATGGAGTTACAGCTACAGCAGCAGAGATAAATACTCTTGATGGTATTACATCAACAGTTGCAGAACTAAACATCTTAGATGGTGTTACAGCTAGTGCAACTGATATTAATCTTATAGATGGTATAACAAACGGAACAGTAATAGCAAGTAAAGCTATTATAACAGATGCAAACAAAGACATTACTGGTGGTAGAAATATTACTATTAGTGGTGAGTTAGATGCAGCCACATTAGATATTAGTGGTGATGCAGATATTGATGGAACACTAGAAGCTGATGCAATTACTATTGCTGGTGTTACATTAGCAGAAACAATTAGTGATACTGTTGGTGCAATGGTATCAGGAAATACTGAAACAAATATAACAGTTACATATGATGATAGTGATAACACATTAGACTTTGCATTTAGTGGTTCAGCAGATACTACAGGTAATGCTGCAACTGCAACAGCTTTAGCAACAGCTAGAACAATTCATGGAGTTTCATTTGATGGTACAGCTAACATAGACTTATCAGAAGTTATTCAAGATACTGTAGGAGCTATGGTATCTAGTAATACTGAAAGTGGTATTACAGTAGCTTACGAAGATGGAGATGGTACATTAGACTTCACAGTAGGAACTCTTAATCAAAACACTACAGGTTCAGCAGCTACTTTAACAACTGCAAGAACTATTGGTGGTGTAAGCTTTGATGGTAGTGCTAATATTACTCCTACAACTTTTGCAGCAGCTACATTTTCTGGAGATGTTAATGTAGATAGTGGTGTATTATTTGTAGATGTAAGTGAAAATAGAATAGGTGTAAATCAAACTTCACCAGATGTTTCACTAGATTTAGGTGCTAATACAGACTCAATACATGTACCAGTAGGTACAACAGCACAAAGACCAGCAAGTCCAGCAGCAGGTTATTTTAGATATAATACTACTACAGGTGGTTTTGAAGGTTATACAGATGCATGGGGTGCAATAGCTGGTAGTGGTGGTGGAACTGCTCCAAGTCTTGACACAATGACTGGAGATGGTAGTGATACAACTTTAACTTTAAGTACAGCACCAGTAAATGAAAATGCAACCTTTGTAACTATAGATGGTGTACTACAACATAAAGATACTTATTCAATATCAGGAAATACATTAACATTTTCTGAAGCTCCTCCTAATGGTTCTAAAGTTGAATCTATTACATTGACTACAACTACAAGCACTACTGCTAATATTTTAAGTGATGCAGATGCAGATACAAAAATACAAGTAGAAGAATCAAGTGATGAAGATAAAATAAGATTTGATACTGGTGGTACTGAAAGAGTTGTTATAGATTCTACTGGATTAACAGTATCAGGTGGATTATCAGTAGATGGTGGAACAATTAAACTTGATGGTAATTATCCAACTGGTACAGGTAATATAGCTTTAGGTAATACTGCTCTTGATAGTGTAGAAAGTGGTGGTAATTATAATATTGCTATTGGAAATAATGCTGGTACTGCAATCACAACAGGAGATAACAATACTGTTATTGGAGGATTTGCAGGTGATGCAATTACAACAGGTCAAAATAATACACTTTATGGATATAGAAGTGGTACAGCTATTACAGATGCAGAAGCTAATGTAGCAATAGGTGGCGATTCTTTATTTACTAATACTACAGGAGATAACAACACAGCAGTTGGACAAGCTGCATTGAATTTAAACACCACAGCTTCTAACAATACAGCAGTTGGTAGAAGTGCTTTGGCAGCAAACACTACAGGCGACCTAAACACAGCAGTTGGTGCTTTGTCTTTAGATGCTTGTACCACAGGAGCAAACAATACTGCTGTAGGACATGATGCTTTAGGAGTAACTACTACAGGTAATAGCAATACTGCTGTTGGTGAAGATTGCTTACAAGCTAATACTACAGCAAGTAACAATACTGCCGTTGGTAGAAGAGCTATGTTTTCTAATACGACAGGTACTGATAATGTTGCTATGGGACATAATGCTCTTGATGCAAATACTACAGCCTCTCATAACACAGCGATAGGACATGACGCTTTAACAGAAAACACTACAGGTACTACTAATGTAGCAGTAGGTTCTACAGCACTTGATTCTAATACAACAGGTAGTTCAAATACAGCTATAGGAACATCTGCATTAAGTGCTACAACAACGGCATCATCAAATACAGCAGTTGGTAAAGCTTCTGGTGAAAACATGACAACTGGTGCGCACAATACGTTAGTTGGTTCTTCTGCTGGCGATAACATAACTACGGCAGGTTTTTGTACTTTAATTGGTTCTGGTATTGATGCAGGTAATGCAACAGACTCTAACGCAAATGGATTAGGTTATGGTATTTCTGCTGTTGGTGGTTTTACTACAATAGGACTTGGTACTGATGACATTAGAGCACAAAATGGTGTAGCAACTTGGGCAACAGTTTCTGACAGAAGGGTTAAAAAAGATATTGAAGATTCAACAGCAGGATTAAGTTTTATAAATGATTTAAGACCTAGAACTTTTAATTATAAAAACAAAGGTGATATACCAGAAGAATTTAATGGCTATGAAAAAGACTCAATAGAACCTTATAAGTTTGCTACTACTAATCATGGTTTTATAGCACAAGAAGTAAAAGAAACTATAGACAACCATCCTGAAATTGTTAATGGATTTAAAATGTGGAGTGTACTGGAAAGTGGGCAACAAGAAGTTGCAGAAGCTGCTCTTATACCTATGTTAGTAAAATCAATACAAGAACTTTCTACGCAGGTAGATGAATTAAAAACTAAATTAAAATTTTAAAAGGAGAATAATATGTCAACACAAACAGTAAGCGAAGTATTAACAGCAGCAACAGATAGTGTATCACTTATTAATGGTGTAAATGCTGGAAGTTGGGAGGTTGGAAATATGACACAAGCTGAAATAAATGAAATGGTGCAAAGAAATGTAGACCATTTAGAAGTTATTTTAGAATATACTGACCCAAATGTTAAAGGCTCTTCAGATAGTAAAACATCTTATACAGCAGCTATTACAACTGGTAAAGCATACATCGCAGCTAACTAATAAGCTATGGAATTAACACCTTATTTATTTTGGAACATCTTTATAACTTTGGTGTTAGCTCCGGTGCTTTATGGCATTCGTAAAAACGAAACAGAAGCAAAAAGAATAGACATACTTTTGAATAAGACTCGTGAAGAGATTGCAAAAGATTATGTTACAAAACAAGAAGTAAAAGATGATATGAATATCCTTATGGATAGATTAGAAAAATTACATGAAAAGGTTGACAAACTCTTTGAGGTAAAATGAAACGAGCAGTAATAATAATGATGACAGATAAACCTAAACTTCTTATGAAGCTGCTTAATCGTGCAGGAAAAGAAAATGGCAAAAAAACAAAGAAAAAAAAGAAATAAAAAATATAAACCAAATTATACTACTGAGAATAGATTAGATATGTCTAAAGGTGGTAGAGTAAGCTATCAAGTTGGTGGTTTAAATAAAATGGATGAAAGATTTGACCCAAGAGATGATTTTATGTCTATAGGTGGACCGGGTGGTGGTAAATTTGAACCCGAGCCAACTCCTGCTCCAACTCCTGCACCTACTCCTGCACCTACTCCTGCACCTGAAACTAATGTAGCTAGAGAATCTGCAGAGGCTGCTGCAAGAGGAGAAGTTCCTGAAGCTGCTGTAATAAAACCTATTTCTATAAAAGATGGTACACAACTTGTTACAGGAAGAGACCAACAAACTACAACTATGGCAGACCCTACAAAAGTAGGACAACAAGATGATATAACAACTACAACAGAACAAGTTACAACAGGTACTGCACAAACTGCAGACATGCCAACTGATGTACCTGCTGCAGAAATAACAGAAGATGAATTAGATATTGTAGATACTCAAGCTCAAGTAGATACTGCACAAGGAGAGTTATCTGATGATGCTATTGCTAAAGCTGCAAATGTAGATAGAGTTGCTCCTACTGAAGGTGCTGATGTTAATATTCAAGAAGGAGCTTTAGCAGCAAGAGTTGTAGGAACATTAAGTCCTGAAGCAAAAGCACAAGCAGCTAAAAATGCTGGTACAAATTTAGCTAGAGTTACTAGAGCTAAAAAACAATTAAGAAATGCAGGGTTACCAGAAGAAGCTATTAATGAATTAGGTAATGACCCTGAAGCTTTAGAAGATAAATTAACTCAATTTACAGAACAAGAAAGAGGTGTTATAGCTGGATTACCTGAAGAAGCTTTAGTATCTAATCAGATAGATAGTTTATTAACTGGTATGGAAAATGGTGAAATACCTACATGGGCTAAACCTGCTGTTGCTAGTGTAGAAGCTATGTTAGCAAGAAGAGGTCTTAGTGCTTCTAGTGTAGGCAGAGATAATTTATTTAATGCTATTATTCAAAGTGCTATACCTATAGCTCAAAGTAATGCACAAGCTATACAACAAAGTGTAAGTCAACAAAAAAGTATAGAAGCACAAGCTGCTGAAGCTGATGCACAAAGACAACAACAAACAGCATTACAAAATGCTCAAACTGTATTTAGAATGGATATGGCTCAATTTAATGCTGACCAACAAACATCTTTAAGTAATAGTAAATTTTTACAAACTGTAAGTTTAACAGAAGCTGGAGCAGACCAACAAGCTATAATACAAAATGCAGCTTTAATGTCTCAAGCTAATTTAGCTGAAGCAAGTTTAAATCAACAAGCACAAATACAAAATGCTAAAAACTTTTTAGCTATGGACATGGCTAACTTAAATGCTGAACAACAATCAAATGTATTAAGAGCACAACAAACACAACAAAGATTATTATCTAATCAAGCTGCTAATAATGCTGCTGCTCAGTTTAATGCAGCAAGTGAAAATCAAACTAATCAATTTATGGCTAGTTTAAATGCACAAGTTGAACAATATAATAAAACACAAATGAATGCAATGGAACAGTTTAATGCTACTCAAACAAACGCTGCTTCAGCTAGAGATGCTCAAAGAGCTGTTGATGTTGAAAAGTTTAATACACAATTAGCTGCACAAATAGAACAATTTAATTCTAATCAAGACTTTGCAAGAAATCAATGGAATGCTCAAAATCAAGCAGCAGTTGAACAGTCTAATACACAATGGAGAAGACAACTTAATACTGCTAATACTGCAATGCAAAATCAAATAAACATGCAAAATGCACAAAATGCTTTTAATTTATCAGGTTCAGCAATGTCATTTTTATGGCAAGAAATGAGAGACCAAGCTGACTATGATTTTAGAGCAAGTGAAAATGAAAAGAATAGAATAGCACAAATAGTTAATACTGCTCTTGCTTCAACACCAGACAAGTATGGTAGTAGTATTAGCGATGTAACATCTATGATAAAGTCAATATTTGGAACAATATAAAAGGATATAATTATGGGATTATTTAAATCATTAAAAAAAGCTATTAAAAAAATAGGTAAAGGAATTAAAAAAGTTGTAAAGAAAACTGTAGGAGCTGTTAAAAAGGTTGTTAAGAAAGTTGCATCCAGTAAAATATTAAGAGCTGTAGTTGGAGGTGCTTTATTATTTACCGGTGTAGGTGGAGTGCTTAGTAGATTTATGACAAGTTCATCAACAGGATTTTTTGCTAACTGGGCAAGTAAAGCTGCTTCATTTGCAAAAGGAAGTTCAGCTCTTGGTGGAATAGGACAAGTTTTTAGACCAGCTTATAATTTAGGACAAAATATTTTTTCAGGAGCTGGTCCTTTTGGTGGACAAGGTATGTTTAGTTCTCCAATAAATACTACAGGAGTTGGTTCGGGTGCAGGAGGTGCATTACCCGTGGGTTCATCAGGAAGTCGTGGAGGATTTAAAAGTTTTCTTGGTGGAGCTGCAAAAGAAACTGGAAAAGATTTAATAAAAGCTTATGCAAGACAAGAAGTTTTTGGAGAAGACCCTGTAGGTGATGCTGCTGGATTATCAGTAGAACCTGATGCAAGACTACAACCAATAGAATTTGCTTATCAAAATTTAGGAGTAGATTCTAATAATGCATATAGTAATTTAACATATGGAACTGCAGATTTAGGATATATAAGTACACCTTTATATACACAAGAAACTGTGAATATAACATAACAAGTAGGTTAATATGATAGAAGAAAAACAACAAGAAGAAATAATAGAAGAAAAAAAAGAAAAAGAATTAAAACCTATTCTTTCTAAATCTGTAGGAGATGCTTCTGCTCAAACTATTTTACAAGCTATAGAAAATGGAGTATCTGAAGATGAAATTTTTAATGATGGAGAAACTAGAGAAAAAATTAGAGGAGACTCTTTTTTTAGTCAAGAAGGATTAGATGAATTAACAAATTTATCAAATCAAGGTAGTCCTATTCCCGGACAAAGTTTAGTTAATAGTCCAGATTCTAAATATCCTTGGGAAAATCCTTCTACATTTTCTAATCCTAGAGAAGCTTTAGATGATATAACTACAACTATTTTACAACCTGACACAGCTAAAAGTATTGTAAGAGCTTTAGCAACAGGAGCAGCAGCAATAGATTTAACTATGGGTGTTTTATATGCTAAGTTTTTACAAGGTGATATTTCTGTTGATAATTTATTATTATTAGCTGAACCAACTACTTATATAATTATGGCTCTAGGAGAAGAAGCTAATATTAAATATAATATTGAAGGTAATGATTTAGATGAATTAGATTTTGATGATAATAAAGAAAAATTTGAATTTCAAGTAAATGAATTTAAGAATGCTATTAGTAATGTAAAAAATATAACTAAGAAAAAAATAAATACATCAACTATAAATGAACAGATAGTACCTCGAAGTATATTAGAAAAAGTAAAAGAAACTAGTTCTAAAATACGAGAAAATTTATTGGATAAAGGAGAAAAATAATGGCTAATGAATATTTAACAAGTTCAAATTTTGGAACTATAGCAGGTTCACTATTATCTAAAAAACAAAAAGATTATAAAGATAGTGTATTAAAAAGTTTTGGTTTTTCTTTATTAGAAAATTATTTAGATGCAGCAGACAAAGCACAGACTACAGATAAAGAAGATGCTGTAAATGAAATATTAACTAATTATGATTCTATATTTAAAATTAATCAAGAAGAGTTTAATCAATTTGATAGAAATAAAATTGATGAGTATGTAAAAAATCCAGAAACTTTTTTAAATAAAGAAGCTGCTTCTCAAATTAATAATACAAACTTTGCTATAGAAAATAATATTACTTGGCAAAACAGAATGAATGAAAGTCCAGAAGTTCAAGCTAAATTAATAGAAACTTTTAATTCACTTAGAAATGACATTGATGAAGAATATAAAATTTTACAAACAAATCCTAAATATACCAGTAAAACTTCAGAAGAATATAATTCTTTCGCTAAAGCACAATTATTAGCCGAGTTGAACTTAGTAAAAAATGACCCTCGTAGAAAAAGTTTAATTAAAAGATTTTGGAATAATACATTTAGAAGAAAAACAGACCCTGATGGTAATTTAGTTAGTACTAATCCTGAAATTATAGAACTAGAAGATGAAGTTTTAGTAGCTAAAGTTAATAGAAATACTTTTAGACAAAGAGTAAAAGATGCTGATTTAGCTTTAGAAGAATACTATAAAAATTTAACAAATAAATCTTTAAATGAATTAGAAACTGTTATTAAAAAACAAACTAAAATTTTTACTGAAAAAGAATTAGAAGATAAAACTAATAATACAATAAAATATTTTGTAGATGATAAAGGTAAATATACTAATTTTGGAAATACAGAATTACTTATTGGTATAGTAGGTAAAAATAAAAATAATGAAGATACTGTAAATACTATAGATATAAAGAAAAAAATTAGAAAAAATCAAATTGTAGTATTAGATGAAAATAATGAAGTAGAACCATTAAGTCAAAATATTTTATTTGAATCTATATCATTAAAAAGATTAGATATGTCATATCAATTTGAACAAGAAAATCAAAATCCATTAGTAGGTCCTACTGCTATTCATGCTGTTTTAGAATCTTTTAATCAAAATGGTAGATTTAAAGTTGATGGTAAAAACATTATATTTACACCTCCGGGTAGAAGAATGCAAAATAATATAGATGCTGATGATGCTTCTGCACTTTTACAAGAAAATGGTAAACCTCTAGATGATACACCAGATATTAGTCAATCAGATGAACAAATTGTTCCAAGATACTCTACAGCAACTGCATTAAATTTTATTGAAGGTTTAAGATTAGAAAATAAATCAGAAGAAGAAATAGAATTAGCAATTAATAATATGAAAAATATATATCCCGGTTCTACAACAGAAATTGATTTAATAAATAACTCAACTAGATTAGAATTTTTAAAACAGGCAAGAAATAAATTAACAGCACACATGGAAGGCAAAACAAAAGGATTATTTGGTGGTTCACTTGGTCCACGCATTAGAAAAGGAACAGATAGAATGTTAGAAAAAGCAGGTATGAATTTGGATGAAATGTATAAATTTTCTGACCTTGGAACACTAAAAGAAATAAATGAACAAATAGCACTTCTTGAACAAGAAGAAAAAGAATAAATTATTAATGACTATTCCTACACTAAATAAAGAATTAGATTATCTGTCTTATGCACAGCAACAACCAGAAGAAAAAAATATTAATCAGTCTATTTCTTTAGAATCTTTACAAACTAATACACTTCCTAATGATTTAAATTATTTATCTTATGCTCAATCTCCAGACAGAGAAATTTCTTTTAGTAGAGAGTTTGCATATGGAACTGCACAAGAACCTACAGCGATTGGTAGTGCATATAGAATAACTAAAGCAGCTATTCAATCTGCTTTTGATAGAAATGAAACTTATGAAGCAGCAAGAAAAAGAATAGAAAATGAAAGACAAGAAAAAATATTTCAAGAATATCCAGAGTTTAGAAATAGACCAGAAACTGCAGGTGTTATCTCTGGTAGAGCTGCTGTTGCTTTAGCAGACCCAGTTACATTTTTAGTTCCTTGGGCTAAAGCTGCTAAAGCAGGTAAACTAGTTAGTTTAACTACTGCAGGAACTTTTGGTGCTAGTGATTTAGCTTTAAGAGAAGAAGCTTTATATGGAGAAATTCGACCAGAAAGTGTTGCATTAGGTTTTGGTTTTGGTGTTGCTGGTGGTGCTGTTGGTGATTATGGAATGTCTTTATATAATAAAGTTGTTAATACTAAAGTAAAAATACCTAATCAAAAAGGAGAGATGATTAACAAAGATGTAAATATACCTTCTGCTTCAAAATCTGAAGTATTTAAAGATGAAGTTCCTATAATTAATCAAACTATTAATGAAACTTTAAGAACTAATGCATCTGAAGCAAATAAAAATTTAGGTTTTTTAACTACTAAAATTAATAATATTGAAAAACAAAGAAATGAAATTACTAAATCTATAAAAATATTAGAAAAACAATTTAATAAAAAAGTAAATGAAATAAATAAAATAGAAGATGGTTTTTTAGATTATAGTACATATAAAACTTTATTATCTACTCCTGCTAAAAAATCTGAATTTATTAAACAAAAAGAAAGTTTATTAAAACAAAAAAAAGAATTAAATGATAATATTAAAAATATTTATCTTAAGGAAAAACCAAAAAATTTATTAGATGTTACTTCTAACACAATGATAAATTTAAATAAAAAAGGTGTACTTACAGAAAATTTAGCTAGAGGATTAATTCAAGAAACTGTTAGACCTTTATTTGGTGGGATTATTGGTGGAGGAATAGGAGCTTCATTTACTGAACAAGGTGAGGGAAATGAAAAAACTATAATATTTGCTTTAATAGGTGCAGGTCTTGGTCAATTTCAAAAAATAACTCAAAGAACCGAATATAAATTAATTCCTAAAAAAATAAGAAATGCTGCTAATGAAGAATTTATAGCTGGTACACAAAGGGTTTTTTGGAATAAGTTAAAAGGTTTGACAGCAGGTTCTCATGTACAAGATTTAATGAGTTACTCTGAACCTGTAGTAAACTACGCAGCTAAAATGTTTCGTATGCAAGGTGGAGGAGTTGCACTTGGTAGAATACAAAAAGAATTACCAGTTGAACAAGAAGCTGCAGTTCAAGGAGCTTATTGGAGAAATAGGTATGCTAAAATGTTATCTACATATGATGATGATGTATTAGAATTAGCAGGTAAAATTACAAATCAAAAAGGATTAGATTCTACAAAAACACGCTTTTCTTTTGTTTCTTCTAAAGATATAAAAAATCCTAAATATGCTGAAGCTTTACAACTATCTAATAAAATTGTTAAATATACAGAAGAGTTTAAAAATTATGCTATAAGTAGAGGATTAAATTTTACAGAAGAAAATCAATATGGTTTAACACAAATTTTAAAACAGTCTTCAATAAGCAAAAAAAATTATGAAAATGTTATAGATGATTTAGCTGATGCTTTTTATATTCAAAGAGTTAATTTATTTGGTGTTCCTCAAAATATAAAAAAAGCTAAAGCTCAAGCTAAAAAAATTGCAGGAGAATACTTAAATACTAGTACTAGAATAAGGAATAATAGTATATGGGCAAAAGAAAATCAAGAAGCATTATTTCAAACAAATAATAATATCGGTAGAGCAAGAGATGAAAAATTTGTATTAACTGCTGCTAGACATTTTGATAAAAAAAGAACATTGTATGACCAAGAAGCTAGAGCAAGAGTAGCTCATTTATTTGAACAAAATCCTCTTATTACTTTACAACAATTAACTAGAAATACTATTCCTATTGCTGAATTTGTAAAAAGATTTGGAGCTAAAGGTGAAGGTATAACTAAATTGTTTAAAGATATTGATAATAATTTTAAAAATTTTGCAGACCCTACAAATAAATTTAATTCTGTTAAAGATTTATATCGTACAAGACCCGGAATTAAACAAGCAGCAGATAAAGAAAAACAAAAAATTAAAGATTCTTTAGAAGCTTACTTTGGAGTTTATCAAGCTGATAAAGCATTTACTTCTGATACAGGTCTTGCATTTGCTACTTTTTTACAAAGTGGATTAGCAATGACTAGATTATTAAGAGTAGCTATACCAAGTATAGGAGATTGGTTACAGATTATGACCAATAGTGGATATAAAGCATCTGTAAAGGCTTTAATGTCTAAAGCTAAATTATCTGATGAAGCTTTATCTTTAAATAATGTTACTAAACAAGTTGGAGGTAAAGATGTTTCTTGGACTAAAACACCTTGGACAAAATTAAGAGGTAGAGACAGAATAGAAAATTTAATTGAAAGAGAAATGGCAGATGTGTTAGTTATTAGTGGTGGTAATGGATTACAAAACTATCAAAGAAAAGCATTAGAAGCAACAAAAGATTTTTTTGAAATTTTTCAATTAGGTAATGTTACTAGATTTGCTCGTAACTGGGCATTTACTGCAGGAGTTGAAAGAACTTTAGATATTTCTAAATTATTTGCAAAAGGAAAATCTAGAACTTTATTACAATCTAAAACAGCAATAGAAAGAGAAATATCACAATTAGGTTTAAATACAAACGAATTAAAATATTTAAGTCAATTTAAAAATGCAGTAGAAGCTATTGAAGACCCTTTAGCTAAATCGTATTTAAAAAGAGCTGGTATAAATAGTGCTGATAGAGATGCTTTAATACCAACTGTAGGTAATAGAAGATTATTTGCACAAAGTAAAAGTCCTTTAGTTAAATTTTTAGGTAGTTTTTTATCTTGGGCACAAGCAAAAACTTCACAAACAAATGCTTTATTAGCTAGAATTGAAAATGGAGATGCAGCTTTATTTTTAAGAATGGCTGCAGCATTACCACTTTATCATAGTATTAGACAAGTTCAAGTTGCTTTGTCAACTAGTAAAACTTATAAAGATTCTGTTGCTGAAGAAAGCACTTATGAACAAGTAGGCGAAGCTTTAGGTTTTTCAGGATTAAATACTTTTGGTATAGAAAAAGTTAGAGGTATAATAAAATATAGTGATTATGGTTCTTCTTTACCAGAGCAGATAGCACCGGTATTAGGTTATATGGAAGATATAGGTGAAATTCCTATAGCTGCTTTTTCAGAAATGACAGATAGTGATGCAGATACTCTATTAGAAGAAATGGCTAAAGTAGGTATAGAAGGACTAGAAGTACTTCCAGTAGCTAGAGAACTTGCTCCAAGTGCAAAAGAATTATTAGAAAGAGATGAAGAAAAATTATTAGAACTTAGAAATCAATATGTAACAGGTGGTTTAATAACAGGACCAGAAGTTTCTGATACTAAAGAAAACCCAGCAGATAGAGTAGACCCTTTTACTGGTATGCCTTACTCTGACCAGATGGCTAGGCTTGGATTACAAAATGGTGGTGGTGTAATAAATAGATTAAAAGATTATCTGGATATGACAGATGTTGATGCAAGAAGAATTGAACAAGAAGCTGCTGAAATAGTTAATGAATTAGTAGATTCTGGATTAATTCCTGAAGAACAAAGACAACCATTAGGACCAGCAAGCAAAGCAGGTATTAGATATTTACAAGGTGGAAAAACTCCTGCTACTAACGATATTGTACATCAATTATTTTCTTCTAGAGTTGGGGAGTCTCAACCATTTAAACAGTTTGCACAAAAAGTTGCTTTATATGGTAGAGAAAAAATTCAACAATTTAAAGAACCAGAAGATTCAGCTATAGATGAAATAAATAATCAAATTGGATTTGATATTTACAAACAAGCTGAAGGAGACCCAGATAAAATTAACGAATTAATAAGACAAAGAGCTATAGAAAAATATCAGGTAGATTAATATGAATATAGAACAATGTAAAGCCGAAATAACTAGACACGAAGGTAAAGTGTTAGAAATATACGAGGATAGTCTAGGCTATAAAACTCTTGGTATTGGACACCTTTGTCAACCTGAAGACCCTGAATATAAATGGGAAGTAGGAACTAAAGTTTCTGAAGAAGTTGTTAATATGTATTTTGAAGATGACTTTAAAAAACATTTAGCAGAAACTATACATGTATTTGGAACAGAAGAAGCTTTTTATTTATTACCAGAAGTTATTCAACATGTATTAGTTAATATGTGTTTTAACTTAGGTGGTACAAGATTATCTAAATTTAAAAATATGTTAGCTGCTTGTCGTAAATATGACTGGGCTGAAATGGCTAGACAAATGGAAGATAGTCGTTGGTTTGGACAAGTAGGTAGAAGAAGTATTGAATTACAAAAACAAGTATTAGAATGCTGCTCTACTTAGAAAAAGATTTAGATAAAGCATATAGATTAGACTGTAAAGCTAGAACTAAGTGTAATGAACCTTGGGTAACTAGAGAACAGTTTAGAAGTTTATATGAAGATTTAATTAACTTACATTTAGAAAAAGCTAAATGTGAAAATATAATAGTAGATGATATACCAGAATGGGTTCTTGATTCTATTAATACAATGTTAGAAACAACATTAACTTTAGAGAAATAATATGAAAAATATATTAAAAAATATAGTAGGTGCTGTAGCTCCAACATTAGGAACTGCTCTTGGTGGTCCTATGGCTGGTATGGCTGGTAATATGATTGCTGAAGTTTTAGGTGTACCTAATAATCCTAAAGCAATAGAAAAAGGTATAGCAGAAGCAACACCTGAACAAATGCTAGAACTTAAAAAAGCTGAACAAGCTTTTGAAGTTCAAATGAAAGAGCTTGATGTTGATGTATTTAAATTAGAAACACAAGACAAACAAGATGCAAGAAGTAAGTTTAATAAAGACTGGACAGCTCGTATTATGGGTATTGCTACAGTAGGTGGTTTCTTAGGATATATATTCTTAGTAACATTACAACCACCAGAACAAAACTCTGAAGCTCTTATAAACTTAGTATTAGGTTATCTTGGTGGTTTAGCATCAGCAGTAATTAGTTTTTATTTTGGAGCTTCTAACTCTACTAAAGACTAATGGAAGGAGCAGTATCATTAATAAGTGAAGTAGGCTTTCCGATTGCAGCAGCTTTAGGTTTAGGTTTATTTATATGGAAACTTATAAATAGAATTATTGATGGTATGGAAACTAAACTAGATACCTTAGATGATAAAGTACAAACATCTTTAGATACTATGGAAGAAAGAGTTACTACTAAACTTGATAGTCAATATGGTATTATTGTTGCACTTATAGATAGAGTTAGAGCAATGGACAATCAAAGTATTAGACAAGATGTATTATTAAAAACATTGTTAGGAGTTCCTAACTTAATAGATATAGATAAAATAGCAAAGGCAGATAGAGAAGACCAAAGAAAAGATTAATGAAACAAGATGCGTGGAAAAGACCTATATCATCTATTGATACTAGACACTATCAACAACCATCTTTAAATTTTAAAAGTCAAGATTCTACTTTAAAAGAGCAAGAAATTTGGAACGAACAAGAACTAAAACCTTGGGCTGAAAAACAATTAGGTATAGTTGCACTTATGTCTTTTGTGCAATTATTTATGTTAGGACTTATGTTTTTTATCTTTTGGGTAAATACGAGGATATTTTAAAATGAAATTAATACCAACATTTAATAGCTACAAGACAGATAGGAACTGTAAATTTTGCATGTTTTTTTGGACTATACTTATTATGTTTTGGTCATTAAATAATATAGCAGATGAAATGGTGCATCAGTTTAAAAATCCTAGCTTTAGTGGTATAGGTACATCAGCACATTATCTTACTATAGAGAATCAAGAGTTTAATAGAAAAATGTCTATTAAAGAAGAAATAAAAGCTTTACAAGACCAGATTAAAAGAGACAAAGAAAATACAACACTTGCAAGATTTATTAGAAATTTAGAATCTAGAATATATGCACAACTATCAAGGCAGTTAGTAGAAAATTTGTTTGGAGAAACTCCAAGTACAAGTGGAACACTAACTTTAGAGGGTAACACTATTACATATAGTGTTGAAGATGGAATTATAACTTTGGTAATAACAGACAGTAATGGCGATACGACTACTATACAGCTTCCTATTGGCAATTTCAGTTTCTAGTTGTGCAGTCTTAAATAAAAATACAGACTTAGCTTTAACTAGAGATATACAACCTGCTAATATTTTAGATTTACAATCAGTTGAATTAGCTGAATTACCTCCTGCTAAAAGAAAACCAGTAGTAGCAGTATATAGAGATAGCTTTCAAGATTTAACAGGGCAAAGAAAAAGTAATAGTAGCTTTGCTTTATTTAGTACAGCAGTCACACAAGCTCCTGAAGCATTACTTATCAGGGCTTTAAAACATGCTGCTAATGGTGAATTTTTTAGAGTTGTTGAACGAGTAGGTTTAGATAACCTTACTAAAGAACGACAACTAATCCGGTCAACTAGAGAGAACTTTGATGAAGATAAACAACTTCAACCCTTGTTATTTGCAGGATTGCTAATACAAGGTGGAGTTATTAACTATGATACCAATGTTCAATCTGGTGGTATTGGTGCTAGATACTTAGGAATAGGTACAAGCAAACAATACCGAGAAGATGTAGTAACTATATCATTACGATTAGTTTCTGTATCAACAGGAGAAGTGCTAGTAGAAACATTAGTTTCTAAAAGCATTGTCTCCACAAGTGTTTCTCAGGATGTCTTCCGTTTTATTGAAGCCGGTACTGAACTGGTAGAAATAGAGGGAGGCGTTGCTGAGAACGAGGTGGGTTCTATAGCTTTGCAAAAGGCAATAGAAACTGGAGTATTTAACTTAATAGAAATAGGAATAGAAAGAGGGTATTGGGAATATGAACAAATTGAAATTAATGAGCCTGATTGTGATGCTGACTGCATTGACAGCATACGGGGCTGATAACGAAATATATGTTGACCAATCAGGTGCTACTGCTAATATAGATTTAGAACAACTTGGTTCTGGAAATATAATGGGTGGATTAAATTCTGTCGCAGGAACTTTAACTGGTTTAGATTTAGATGGAT